TAAAAAACTTTGAACCAAGAGCAAGACTAGTTCAAATAAATGTACAACCTTTTATAGAAAGAAATGGATACAGAGCGTCAATATCTTTTTTTGTGGTAAATACTCCAGAAAGAGTTGAAATGGAATCATTTTTAGAAAGACTAAGATAAAAATATGGCAACTAAATTAGAAATATCAGAATTAGATTTTGACGGTATAAAAGCAAACTTAAAAAACTTTTTATCACAACAAGACGAGTTTAGAGATTATGACTTTGAAGGTTCTGGTATGTCAATTCTTTTAGATATGCTTGCTTACAATACACACTATCTTGGCTTTAATGCTAATATGTTAGCAAATGAAATGTTTTTAGATAGTGCTGATTTAAGAGCAAGTGTAGTATCAAAAGCAAAAGCAGTTGGTTACACTCCAACGAGTTCTACAGCTTCAAAAGCAATTGTTAATGTAACAGTTAGCAACGCTACAGGCTCTACACTTACTATGTCAAGAGGNACAAAATTTTCAACAACAGTTAATGGTATTAGTTATAATTTTGTGAACAATGCTGATTTAAGTATTACACCAGTTGATGGTGTTTATCAATTTAATAATGTAGATATTTTTGAGGGAACATATTTAAATTTTAAATATACAGTAAACACAACTGATACAGACCAAAGATTTATTATACCAAATGATAGTGTTGATACAACAACTTTAACTATTAAGGTTCAAGAATCTTCTTCAGATTCTACAACAAGCACATATAAACTTGCCGATGGTATTACAGGACTAGATTCAACATCTAAAGTTTTCTTTTTACAAGAAGTTGAAAACGGAAGATATGAAGTTTCTTTTGGTGATGGCGTTTTAGGAAAAGCTATTGATGATGGTAATATTATTATTATGGATTATATTAATACAAATAGAACAGAAGCAAATAGTGCTAGTTCATTTACATTAAATGGTGATATTGGTGGATTTTCTACTGCAACTGTAACAACTGTTAATAATGCAAATGGTGGTTCTAATCCAGAAACAATTACCTCTATTAAGTATAATGCACCAAGAGATTACACAGCACAAGACCGTGCCGTAACAGCAGACGATTATAAAGTTCTTGTTAAAAGTTTATATGCAAACGCTCAATCAGTTCAAGTTTATGGTGGCGAAGATGCTGCTATACCTGACTATGGTAAAGTTTATATTTCTATCAAAGCAAAATCAGGTTCAAACTTAACAGTAACAACAAAAGAAAGTATTAAAAACAGTCTTAAACAATATGCTGTTGCTTCTATAAGACCTGTCATTATTGATCCAGAAATAACTTATCTTACACTTAACACAAACTTTAAATATGATACTGGTGCAACTACAAAAGATGTAAGCACACTTGCTACAAATGTATTAGCTGCAATTTCAAATTACAATGTTGATAATCTAAAAGATTTTGTTGGTGTCTTTAGACACTCAAGACTTCAAGAAGCAGTCAACGGTGCTGATACATCCATTTTAAGTAATATCACAACTATTAAGATGTACAAATTTTTTACACCAACTTTAAGTGAAGGATTAAAATACACCCTATCATTTAATAATGCGTTTTTTAATCCACACTCTGGACATAATTCAAATGCTGGTGGAGTAATTTCATCTACAGGATTTAAAATCAATGATGATGATTCAGCAAGTGAACATTTTTTAGATGATGATGGTGCTGGTAATATACGAGTTTACTATTTAAGTGGTACAACAAGAATTTATACAAGTACAACTTTTGGTACAGTTGATTATACGACTGGTGAAATAGTTTTAACATCAGCAAACATAACAAGCATTTCAAATGTTGATGGTGCTGCTAGTTCAAGAATAAGAGTTTTTGCCATTCCAAATTCTAATGATATTGCTCCAGTTCGTAATCAAGTTTTAGAAATAGATACTTCTAACTCAACTATAACTGGTAATATAGATACCGTTGAAAGTGGTTCATCACAGGCAGGAACAACTTATACGACATCTAGTAGTTATTCATCATACTAATGGATAACAATGACAGATTTTAAAAAAACAAATAAGAAAAAATTATCAAACCTAGTCAAAAGACAATTACCTGAATTTGTCTTAGAGGATCATCCTAAATTTGCTGAGTTTATAAAGTCCTATTATCTTTTTCTAGAATCAGCAGAAATACAACTATCATCTTTTACAGAGGTTGACAATATACTTTTAGAAGGTGAAAGCGTAACTAGTTCTTATGTTTTACTAGATAGAACGGATGCTTTTAATTTAGACCTTGGCGACAAACTTGTAGATGAGCAACTTTCTTTTTCAGGAACTTTACAAAAAAAAGAAGTAATTACAGGTGCAACATCTGGTGCTACTGCAACAATTCTTTCAGAAAATTTTGCTAATTCAAAATATACAATTACAGCAAACAATGGTTTTATTACAGGCGAAACTGTAACTGGTTCAACATCTGGTGCCACGGCAATTGTAGGTAAGTATCGTGCAAATCCAATTGAGAATATTCAACAGTTTTTAAACTATTCTGATCCTGACCATACAATAGAAGATTTCTTATCACAAATGAAGGAAGAGTTTCTTAAAACTATTCCGAAAGATACACACTCTAGTTTAAATACAAGAAAACTAATTAAAAATATTAAGTCATTATATCGTGCAAAAGGAACAGATAAGGCTCATCAAGCATTTTTTAGAATGCTGTTCAATGAAAATTCAGAGGTGTACAAACCTAATGAAGATATGTTGCGAGTATCAGATGGTAAGTTTTCTACAAATACATTTATTCGTTGTACACAAACGGTACCACAAGCACTTAACAATCCAATATTCTTAATTGGTCAACAAATAACACAAGCAAATAATCCTGCTAGTACTACTATAAACTTAGCAACAGCAATTGTTGAAAATGTTACTAAATTTAGAGAAGGCACAGTTGAAATAATTGAAATAGAAATTAATGATGAAACAACAACTGGTACTTTTATAAATGGTGAAGTTCTTGAGGGTGTTCATAATAATGATGAAAATACTATTATAAAAGTTACAGTAAGTCAGACTGTATCAACAACATCTATAACAAATGATGGTGTTACAATAACAGTCGGCGATGAGGCAACCGTATCAGGAGGTGCTGGTGCAGGTGCTCGTATTCAAGTTAAAGATATTTCGGGTGCAGGTGTTGATGAAGTTATTATCAATGCAGCNGGTACAGGTTATCAAGAAGGAGATGTATTAACATTTAGTTCAGGNACNGCTGAAGCAAAAGTTGCTGTTGTTAATGGTGGATTTGCACCAGAGACAGGTAGTGTTGATATTCATGTTGAATTAGAATCAGGAACAGTTACAGGCTCAGGCTCAGGAGATTTATTATTAGAGGATGCTATTGATAGTGGTGGAGGTGGTAAACTTTTAGATTCTGCTTCACAAATGATTGAAAACGAAATTAAGTTTGAATTAGAAAATGAAGTAGGTCATTTACTAAGTGAAGAAGATGACAGCGAAGTTTCTGATACATTCTTTATTCTTAATCAAGAATCATCACCAGATACACCTTACTTTATAGAAGATGATGACCATATTATCTTAGAAGATGAAACTCAAGATGATGGATTATATCAAGGCGATAAAATAGTTCAAGAAAATTCTACTGGTAGTGGTGACATAACAGATGTTAGAATGATATCAAGTGGTGGTGGATATACAACTTTACCAACAGCAACAATATCAGGTGATAGATTTATGGCATTAGAAAATGCTACATCAGGTGTAACATCATCTTATAGTAGAATAGAATTAGAAGAAGGTGGAAGACTTTTATCAGATATTGCTTTTGATGGTGCAAGTGGTACTGTAATACCTTTTGGTAATGAAATTGGTAGAGCAACTTCATTAACTATTATTGAACATGGTATTGATTTTACATCAGCTCCCACACTTGCGTTTCCTAAATATGCTATTCTTAAAACAGTTTCAGGTGCAATAACTGAAGATGAAACATTTACAAGTAATGTTAGTGGTGCAACAGGAACAGTTGTTGACTTTACAGCACCTCTTTTAAAATATACAGCAACAACTAGTGAATTAGAAGTTGATGATACAATTACATTTTCTGGAAACGAAACAGCAGTTGTAGCAAAAGCAGATACTCTTACAGCAACAACTTCAATTGATACTAGAATACAAACAGCAGGAAAATATGTTAATCAAGATGGTCATTTATCAGAATTAACTAAAAAAATACAAGACAGTTTATACTATCAAGACTTTTCATATGTTATCAAAGTTTCTGAATCTATTACGAAGTGGCGAGACGCTTTAAAGAAAGCNGTTCACCCTACTGGATTCTATGTAACTGGTGAAGTTAATATTGCAACTCAANTAGATGTTCAAGTTAGACGACCTGTTGGTGCTACACTATCTTCTGGATTATTCTCTGGTACAGCTGATAGTCCTATCTACATGAGATTGAATACTCTATTCTCTACATTATTTGCTAGACGAACAGGAGTAGGATTTAAATTTATGAGTAATGCTGTCGAGTTAGATGGTAAAACAAAAGTATCTTCAACAGTAGCAAGAACAGGTCTTGCTGTTGAACCACAAAATGATTATAGAGATGTAACAACAAATACAGAAAAAGAATTAAACTTACATCCTGAGACTACAATCGAAACTGAACAAAGAAGTAGAAACAGTTTTTACAGTCTAAACAGTTATACAGTTCGTGGAGTAGCAGTAGAAAATGGATATGCATATGCAGGCCCAAGACAGAGAAATTTAAGGGCACCTTTTTCTAGATATGCTCACAATAACGGTATATTACTAGAAGGACATACAGAAACAGGCGATTCTAATGTAAAACTAGAAAACGAATCTGGTGTATTACAAAGTGAATTTGGTATATCTGCAAGTACAACAATAGCAGATTGGGCACAATTAAGATTTACAGGAACTCTTAATGAAAATGTTGACGGAGAAACCATGAGATTGCAAGATTTAGAGGGAACTAACAGTAATCTCAATCATAAAAACAATTTTGCTTTTCCTACGGATGTCACCTCAGAGCCTTCATAAACTCTTATAAATAATAACATAGAACACAAATACTTAATGGGAAACTAAAATGGCAGCAATAGTAACAAACAAATTTAGAATAAATAATGCCGAACAGTTCGTAGAATCTTTTAGTGAAACGGCT